AAAGCGGCCTTTGAAGAACAGAGTCAAACGGCTCAAGCAGCAGGTTGGTTTGTGGCTGGAATCTCTGCCTTGGTACGCCCTGGAATCACCTGGGCGATATTTGGCATGTACGCTGCCGTCAAAGCGGTTTCGCTTGTTCTTGCGTTTCAAAGCAATGCACCGTGGCATGAAGTAATCGTGAAGTGTTGGGATGAAGATGACTTTGGACTCTTCACCATGATTCTTACGTTCTGGTTTGTTGGCCGCAGCATAGAGAAGTACAAGTGAATGAAGCGATTGAGCTTGCCATCAACGTACTCATCAAGCCCTTTGAAGGCTATGCTAAACGTCTTCCTAACGGCGATTGCTGTGCTTATCCTGACCCCGGTACTGGTGGCGACCCTTGGACTATTGGTTATGGTGCTACTGGTCGTGATATTAGGCAATACACTGTCTGGACAAAAGAACAAGCTGAGACTGCCCTTCAGGAACATGTCAGGCACTTCGTTTCCGGGCTGGTAAAACTCTCACCACGGCTTGTTTCTGCAAGCCCTAGACGTATTGCTGCAGTCATCAGTTGGGCGTATAACTGTGGGCTAGGCAACTACAGAATCTCGACCTTCAAGAAACGTATCGATGCCAATGATTGGGAAGGCGCAGCAGTGGAGTGCCGCAAGTGGAACAAGGCTGCAGGCAGGGTGCTACCAGGGTTGACTAAGCGTCGAGAAGCTGAAGCATTGATGATGAGGTAAGCATGGCAAACCCGATTGCAAAGACGACGCGTGGTAAGGGCAGACACTTTCAGTCAGTGGCTGAAGGTGGCGGCATGACAGAAGCCGGTAGGAAGGCTTATAACAGGGCTACAGGCTCCAATCTGCAAGCGCCTGCACCTAACCCTTCAACGCCAAGAGAAAAGGCTAGGAAGAAGAGTTTCTGCGCGAGATCGAGGTCATGGTCAGGGCCAAGAGGTAAGGCCGCTAGAAGACGTTGGAGGTGTTAGATGAAACAAGGTTTATACGCAAACATTCATGCTAAACGTGCTCGCATTGCAGCAGGTTCTGGCGAGAGAATGAGAAAGCCAGGTAGTAAAGGCTCCCCCACCGCCAAGAATTTTCGAGAATCCGCGAAGACTGCCAAAAGAAAACCCCGTCGCTAGGACGGGGCAAAATCCACTTACTCACAGGGGAAGACGACGTGATGAGGTTGTCTGCTCGCTTACCTCAAGCGCTTAACCTACTGGCAGACTCAGCGGAGTTCACAATTCATTCTGCATCAGTGTGATCGCATCGTCAAGCCTAAAGATCACTAGACTCTCTTTGCCATCAGCCCTGCAAATCACCACAGGCACCTTCTCACCTTTTGATGAGACTTTGGCCTGCTCCATCCATTCATAGAGCGCTATCTTCCTACGACGCTTGCATTCGATCATAAACGGCCCTAGATCGATGTCTGAGCCGCCATCTCTTGCTTGCCCTAGTACACGCGTCACCTTGGTTCCTAAACGCTCTGTAAGCGCATTACAGACCTCGCGTTCATAACTGGCACCTCGGTCTTTACCTAGCTTGCTCAATCGCGCTCTCCTTGTAGGATTTTCCAGGCTTCTTCCCTGACGGTATTCTCTACGGCATAGCCAAAAGCATCAGGGTCGAGCAAGGCATGGATGAACATCTCTCTGACTTTGAGTTTGTGATCAGTTCTTGCAAGCATGGTTCGTAACTCTCTGGTAAGCGCATAAAGCGTTTCCATCTTGGCCTGCATCTCTTCCCTGGTCATCTCACTCATGAAGCACCTACATTAAACGGATTGTTGAAGAACTTGGGTTCTATCGTAATACGCGTCTTGGTGAACTTGATAGGGTTCTTAACAGGTTCTTTCGGTACTGGCTCCCAGCTTGCAAAGGTATAGAACCGTTCCGTTATGCGATTAATCCTCTCTGATCGTTTCTTGATGTATCCATCATGAAGCAGTGCACGAATAACGTACTTGGTTGTCGGAATGCCAAGTCTGGTTTGCAGTTGAATGTCCTTGAATGTTGCTTCAGTCTTTCGCTTAGAAAGATACTTAAGCACCTTCATGTGGGATTCTGTCAGTTTTGTCATGCCATATCCTCCCGCAATGCAGCGTCCCATACCTTGTCATTAGCGCCTTTAATGACTTCTGTGGTGGTAAATCGATGCAAGCAAGCGACACAGCGTCGCCTGCGTGTCACCCAAGAGTTCGCAGGTTTCTTACCTCCATACCTGCGAGTCTCTAGGATGATCGTATCGTTGTGCTCACCACGTTCGGCGCATTTGGGGCATAACATCAGAACGGCACACTGTCATCGTCTTGATAGCTCACCTCACGGCCTTGCTTTGCAGGCTGGCCTGGTACGAAGTTATTGACCCTGATCGAGATCAGATCGCCATAAGCACTACGCTTTGTCCATGCTGACAGTTTGATCACATCACCAGGCTTGTAAGCCTGATCGCAGGTGAAACTGCCTGACCAGTCTGGCGCTTTGTCAGACTTCTTCTCTTTAACGGTGAAAAGTACGCCACTGCCTTGCTGTTGTTCGTAAGCCATTATTTCCTCACTAGTTGATATTCGGCAAAGGATTTGCCATTACGGTTAATTGTGTGTGTCACGATGGTGTGACCTTGCTTTCTTAGTTCTTCGACTCTGGCTGCAAGTCTTGTTGAACCAATCTCTGCATAGGCTTGCAGTTGCGTGAGCGTTCCTTGTTGCAAACGCTCAAGCACTGCCTGCGTCTGCGTCAATCGAACACTACCTCTTCCTCCGCCTCCAGAGTCACTACCTTTTTTGCGACAAAACCCTCGACCGCATGATCGTGACAGCGCTTCTTGAATGCAATGGCTGCAACCCCGCCAAAGTTATCGATGGTTTCGTGGTTGACCCGAAAGAGTGACGCCAATTTGGCGTTCTTCTCCTCGGTTGTCATCTTCTTGCTGTCAGCGATCTTGCCGATCAAACCAAAGAAGTTATCCTGCCACTGCATTTCATCCTGGTGAGAGCTGTAAACCTTGCTCTTATCGCCTTCAGGGACTAATACCTTGTACTTACCTTCAATGACCTCAGCAAGCGGCTGCAGAGCCTGTACAGGCGGCATATCAACCTTCTGATATTGATTAGTCGGGATAGTGTCGAGTTCAGTTTCATCAAGCATCCCCAGTCCACAATGAGCAAGTACAGTCCTGCGTATGGCTTTGGTTGTAGCCTTCATCAAAGCATTGGCTAGCTTTTCACCAGAAAGACCTGAGATGTCAACTGCTCCCTGATTTTCAGAGCTTCGTCCATCTTTGCCAGTGCATCGGACAGATACAAGATACACATTCTCAACTCGCTCCCTGTTAGTGATCGCAGTGGACAGTCCATGCAGATTGCTGAGTTGCTGTGTGGCCCCAGCATTCGCATACAAGACCTTCTTTCCTGACAAGACAAGAAGATCGAACGGCTTCGCTGAAGGATCGAGGCCGACTTGCTGGCATCGGTAGTTGTAGTATCCGGTGAGTTGCTCTTCCTTGAGTCCACTCAAATCTCCTCTAAGCACAATGGAATCGATGATCGATTGATCAAGTTTTGTTGGATCGACTAGATTGCTCATTTGACTAAAAACCTCCGTGAGCCAGGTTGTTCAATAACGTAACGCTCATAAACTTCGGGCATCTCTGCTTGCAATAGCTTTGGATCAAAACGCTTAGAACCCTTAGCACTGTTCCATGTTGCAAGCACCTTGCCGTCAAAGGTGATGAGTGAGCCTGCTTCTTTCATCTGCCCTTGAATAAAGCCTTGTAGCTTCTCTTCAGCCTCCTCGAACTGCTTGATCTGCGTCTTGATCGCTTTCAGTTGCTGGCAGGCTTGTTCTAGTTGAGCATTAGCTAGAACCCCAGCCGATGTGGATACGGGGAAGAGTTTCCTCGCTGCATCCACCGTAGTCGCGCTTGGAGGCTGCTTGGCCTGTATTGAGCCCCATAGCTCAGCTTCCAGTTGTATGAGCGCGTCTTTTTCAGCGTCTGATACTTCTTTGTTGATGAGTACCAGTTCTTGTCCCCCAAAGAGAATCGCAAGTACGATACGCTGTACCCGATGTACCGTAGCTTCATGAACACATTGCGCTGAGTCGGCCGCAGGCATAAGTGCAGTGTCTGCATCATATTGATTCCTCTTCGATTGGTTGTAGTTCTTCACCTCGACCAGTGTCGTTCCATCAGCAGAGATGAAGTCAAAGTGGCTAGCCATCCAGGTATGCTCAGGGTGATACAACTCATAATCCGCTTCTTTGAGTTCCATCTGCAAGCGAGCACTAGCTTCTCTGCCAATGACATCCTGCAGCTTCAGCCCCCATTGCACTGCTTCTATGTGGCTAATGTCTTCCCGCTCTGTCTGGCCTATCTTTTCCAGGTAAACATCAGCAGCACGGCCATCAACAATCTTGCGAGCGTCGGTGGCCCAGATAGCCTTCCTACGTGACTCAGTGTCAAAGCTAGTCATGCTGCCTCCTCATCAAAACAAGTGCTAATGTCTTTGCGAACTTCACGGCTCTTGATGTGATTAAACATGTGCTTCAGCTCTTCTGCCTCTTTGAACAATCGTTCAATGACATTGACCTGGTACTCAGACAAATAGCCCCAATCACCTGCTAGAACTCGTTGGAGATTTGCTGCTGACTCAATCACATGGACTGCTTTTAGGCGAATATCAAACAGATCACCTTCAATTAACTTCAAGTTTTTCATAATTACCCCTTTGGTTAAGTACAACGATAGTGATTATGACACACTAGGAACATATGTCTATAGCTAATAATCAACCGTTCGTCGGATAGATGGCTCGCGCGCCTTAGCGAGCCTTACCGCGCCTTAGCGAGCTTGAGTACAATCAGGTTGTCTGTGTGAGAGCGGATAGAGCTGTTTGGTATGTGCCCTGCCCTTGATTACCCCCAAGGGACTCTCACCAGGGTGCAGACCAAACAGCTTTTTTGTTTCTGACCAGACCGTACTCCGCACGATAGTAAGAGCCTTACCCGTGGCTGCGTGGAGTGAAAGCGGATAGCCGGTACGTCTTATGACTAGGGGGCAGTTCCCGAAGAGTCCGGTCGGCTGGTCTTATCTCGAAGCCGAGGGGTCAGGAGACTGACATCGAGATGCTGCTTGCAGCGGAGGAACCTCCCCTCTCTACCCCGTTCTTGTTTGGGGTAGGGGGGTCTTTGGGAGGAAAGAGGGGTTAAACCTCTGGTTCTGCATCAGGTTCTACAGATTCTGCAACCAGATACTGCAATTGCTCACGGACAATACTTATCCTCTGTTCCATATCCTCCACATAGTCCAGGATTGCTTGCAGTTCATTGCCATGCACCATCACAAAGTCATTGACCTGCGCCAGGCTAGCAATGAGTTTCATGTTGTGATCGCCACTCATTGATTCTTCTCCTTTAGCTTTGCCTCGATGGCACGGTAAAAACCTAAACAATCAAACCAAGGTGAATTACTTGCATCAATTTTTTGAGATAGATAAATCAAGTCATGCATCTCCTCATCCGTCAGCCCAACCCATTGCTTGGCTGGTTTGCTTGAAATACAAGTGACCGTATACGCTCTGCCACACTGACAACCCCAAGCTACAGGCCCGTCTGCTGGTGTCTTTGCATTCTTGTTTTCACTCATGTGTTCTTCTCCCGCAGCTTGGCTTCAATGGCTTTACCGAATGCTTTGATACCGTAATTACTGCCATGCTGATAAAGATACTTATCTGCATATTCATAGATTTCCTCATCAGTCAGCGCAACCCATTCACGCTTTGGTGGTGCGGTGTAAAGCGGTATGTCGCAATTGCTAGTACCTAATTTGCCCTTGTCTTTAGCCGGAATGATCTCTTGATCGTCATCATCAAAATCTAGGCTACTTGCCCACGCCACCGGCTCCTGCTGCGCTAATGCTGCATTCCAGCCACGCTCATACGCTTTCCCTAACTCGACGGCACGGTCGTGTTCAGTTTTTACCTCCCATGCGTGTTCTGCAAGTTGCATTTTTGCCTCGTAATCATCGTATGAATCGCTCATTGCATAGCCCCCTTACTCATTGACCTAACGTAGAAGTGAATCTCAATAGCACGATGCAGTTCATGCTCATCAACCCCTGCCTGCTCACAAAGCACGGGCAGGTAGGCCACATGTCTTGCAAGCTCCTCTTGCCATCTCTCCACCATAGCTAAAGACTCTTGCTCTACGTCTCTTAATAAGCGTTTCTTTTTCATTTCCTGTGCTCATAGTCAATTTCAATGGACTCAGCAAAGCCATAAGCTCGACCATCATTCTCAGGTGCGTAAGCCTTATCGATCTCCTTGCCTAACTGATACAAAGCCTTATAGCCATGGTGCTTGAAGATGAACTCGTTCATGTGCTGCATAGCAACTAAGTAAGGGTCATGCCGATGATCGGCCAAGTGAATCAGCTCCTTAATTTGCTTTTGTTGATCTTCGATCAAAAGCTCATAGGCTTTAATCTGCAATGCGTCATCCATGATGGGACTCCTGCGCGGGTAATTGAGGTATCGATTGGGACTCGCCAGCGGGTATCGTCACAATCCAGGTTCTAAAGGACTGCTGCTTAGCCATCGTCTCTGGGCATTCCTTCGATGGTGGTTTCCACCCTGCTCGTCTCCAGACTGATTCGACGGGAATGCACCAGTCTTGCGGATGGATTTGGCAATTGAATAAAGAGACCCATAGAGGGATTTTCTGATCGTCCATGTAGGTTGACTCCAGTAAGTAGGTAAAAGCGCCTTAAAAGCCCGTTTAAGGGCTTATAGGGGCATGATTAGAGGTTAAAGAAGATGGCGCAGGCAAGTGCTACCCCAAACAGGGTAGCGATTAGCCAATCGATTAGGGTTTTCATGCTTGCTTCGATTAGCAAAGATGATTAACGCCTAAGCGTTTAGCTGCCTCGTAGGCCTCACGTGTTTTTGCTTCGATTAGCTTTTGGCCGTGAGCATTGGCAAAAACGCTACCCAAGTAACGATCTTCATCGCGCAAGCATTGCTCATAGCGTTGCACAGCTGCCTTTTGCTCTTTTGTGAGCCTCACTTTAGTCATGATTGAATGCTCCATTAGGTTATGGCACAGAATCTGTACCCCATAGCCCTACGCATAGGGCTAGTGGTTACATACTCAGGCAGCTAATAACTCTTCCTCTTGCACTGCTACGGTTAAGTGATCCATGGCTGCCTGTGCCTTGCTAGCTGCCTTGATGATTGCGTTTTTATCTTGCTTTAAGACTTTGAGCCATGAGCCAATGTAACTGGCATGTTGTAGTTGCCCGTCGATACCGCATTTCATGCAAAGCATGGCAGCGCCTAGTTCGGCAATCAATTCTTCAAAAGCGTAGGCTTCGCTGCCGAACTTATTAGCTAGCTTGCGATCAAGGCGTGAAGCATGGCCGGTAGCGTGTACTGCCTCATGCAAGAGCGTGGCGTGATAATCAGCTAGCGATCTAAAGCTAGATAGCGCAGGCATACCGATCAAATCCTTAGTAGCTTGATAGTACGCAGCACTTGCAGTCTGTACGCCATTGGCTAGCTGAAGGCGATCAATAACGCTTTGTACCCTGCTATCGATTGAACCCTCAAGCGTACCGCCTTGCTTGCTGAATGTTGCGCCTTCGATATCGTCAGCATTGAAAACGAAGTAATGCTTGAGCATTGGAATAGTGGCATTGACATCATTGCCTAGATCATCTTTCTTGCTGATAGACAATTGTTTCCAAAAGATGATAGGTACACCCTTTGAACCTTTTTTAACGCTCAAGCCTGCATCACTAGCTTGTTTGAATGTGAGCCAAGCATTTGATCGACCAGTGCCGAACATGCCGAGCCATAATTGATTGACGCCACGATATACAGTGCCTGAGATCGGGTTATAGGCTTCGCAATTCTCATCCCAAGGCTTTACCCAAGGCGCAGTGCCTTGCTCTAGCTCAGCAATGATTCGATCGGTGATGATTTGCGCTATATCCATGATTTACCCCTATAAAGTTAGTAAGAGAATAATCACATGCTTTGTGTACATGCTCTATAGACTTTGGTATCAAATGCACACAAATACACTCTAAGATATATTCCATGTTCGATATGTACTCTTAGAATCTTAAAAACTATATATAGGGATATAGGGTTTCCTATATATAGATATATGTGGTTAGTCCTAAGACTCATGGTTTAGGGGTTGATGGATGTAATCTCTTATATCCACGCGCGTAATAGATTTATT